AAAGCCAGGCAAGGCTTACAAGGTGCGGGTCACGATTTGGTGCGGTGCATGATTGTGAGAAGTTGACAAGCGCTGTGTTGAGAATAACGCAGAAAAGCAAATCCAGCAGTGAAAAGAGCAACGCTGGCTTAAGATAGCAAAGAGGGCAATATGAGCAATAAGCCGTTGCAGTCGCCATTCCCTTACTTTGGCGGCAAGAGCCGTATCGCGAGCTTGGTTTGGGAGCGATTCGGCGACGTGCGGAACTATGTCGAGCCGTTTTTCGGCTCGGGGGCGGTATTGTTGGGCCGTCCCCACTGGCCATTCCAAGACACGCGAATCGAAACGGTAAACGATCTGAATGGGATGGTCGCCAACTTCTGGCGAGCACTGAGCCGATCGCCTGACGAGGTGGCATACTACGCTGACTGGCCGGTCAATGAATGCGATTTGCACGCTCGACATCAATGGCTGATCAATGAGGGTCTGGGACATGTTGAGCGGCTAAAAACCGACCCGGATTACTACGACCCGAAGATCGCCGGATGGTGGGTGTGGGGGATTTGCCAATGGATCGGCTCCGACTGGTGCAAAAAGGCTCATAAAAGACGACCTGACTTAGGAAGCGGGGGAAAGGGAGCCCACCGAGTAGCGCATCGTAGACGGCCCCACCTAGGAAACGGGGGAATAGGAGTTCACCGAGTATCGCATCAACGACCCGATGGTAAGATCGCGCTCAAGGACTATTTCCAATCTTTGGCGGACAGATTGCGATACGTGAGGGTGTGTTGCGGAGACTGGACTCGCGTATGCGGGAATGCCTCAACTGTAACCCATGGGCTGACGGGTGTGTTCCTTGACCCCCCTTACGACCAATCTCAGCGTGATCCGGACATCTATGCCGTGGAAACACAGGTATCGAGTGAGGTCCGGGAATGGTGTCTGGCCCACGGAGACGACGCGCGGATGCGGATTGCATTATGCGGGTACGCGGGCGAAGGCCATGAAGTGCTTGAATTGCATGGATGGACATGTGTCCCGTGGAAGACTGGTGGGGGTTATGGTCTGATATCCAACAAAGCCGGAATCGAGAACGCGAAGCGTGAACGGATATGGTTTTCGCCGCATTGTTTGTCTTCGCATTCGGTATGGTTCCATAGTCGGTTAGTCCAGACACGAAATTTGGAATGACAAGCCCCGACCCTTTAGGGTCGGGGTTACGGACCACGTTTCAGTTAACTTCTTAGTTTCGCTTAAAAAAGACCCGAACCTACTTTGCTTTGCTTCTTTTGGCCCTTGTGGGGCCAAAAGCACTTGACACGCACCAGAACCCAAAAAAAATGGATGAGACGATCTGAGACAATCTGGGGCGCTTTCTTGCGAGAACGAACAATGTTGGGGACAATCGAGATTTGGAATCGACATAGAGGGGGACCGGTCTTCTGTGATACCCCCTATATAAAATAACTCTATACCAGTCTTATCTATGATAGGTATAGTATGATTATATATAGCCGCCCCCCCCTCCTTTTGTAACCCAATTCTCGATTCGCCTTAGATTCCAAATGGCCCCCACTTTCGGTTAGACTTAGGGCATGAAAAGAAGGCCCCAAAAATCGATTGAGCGTCTAGTCCGAGATCATGCCGACCTTGCCCACTGGGTTGTTCGGCGATGCTTTCCGCAAGTTCGGCTCCACACCGCCGAATGGGATGAGTACCATGCCTGTGCCCTTGAAGGCATCTTCCAAGCAGCTCTGAAATTTGACCCGTCGAAGGGAGCAGCCTTCACCACCTTTGCCGTTTGTTGTGCCAGCCGTTTTATCCTGACTTGGCTCCGCAAAGAATCTCGTCGGGGCATATCGCAAGTCAGCGTGAAAAAAGTACGCGAAACAAAACTCACTGTTACCTCAATTGCCGATTCCTCTCTTGCAGCTTGTGACACGGCCCCGCTTGATGCTGTTGAGGAGATTGCAGCGATCCAACGCAAGGTTGCTGCAATGGGTTCTCCTTTTGTCGAGGTCATGCAACATGAGTTTTGGGGCCCTCGATTCTCGCGCCCAGAACTCCTCCGACTAGCGAAGGAATACGGTTACGATTCCGTGCAGGAGCTGGTCACGCAAACCGTGCAACAAGCACGCGAAGTATTATGTGATAAGGAAACATAACATGGAAAATGAAAATCCTGAGCCAGCCCAAGAACCAAAGCCGAAACGAAAAAAAACGGGCGGACGAAAGCCTATCCTCGAAGAGCTTGAACTGGCCGCTTGCCTTGGAAGGTATAAGGGTAATCTCTCAGCCTGTGCCGCTCACTTTGGCGTCACCCGAACCGCAGTGAGCCGATTCCTCAACAATCATCCCGAATTGCAAGAGCTGCAACGAGATGTCAAAGAGGGGCTGCTCGACAATGCTGAATCCGCTCTCGCCGAGGCTGTGGAGGCTCGTGAGGCGTGGGCGATTTGTTTCACGCTGAAGACGCAAGGCAAGTCGAGAGGATATATCGAGCGTCAAGAGATCGAGAACGTCGAACGAGTGTCGATGGTCGTAACTGAGGAGATCGTCGATGGCAGTCAGTCGGGCAACAACCCAGATGACAATCCGCCTGACTCGTCCGCAGTATGAGTTTCGTAACGCTCCTCACATCTTTCGGGGGTTCGTTGGTGGAGTGGGATCAGGCAAATCGTGGGTCGGTGCATACGACCTAATCCGCCGAGCAAAAAAGAATCGGCTCTACATGGTGCTTGCCCCAACCTACACCCTTCTCGAAGACTCTTCACTTCGATCTTTTCGATCAATCGCCGAGCAACTTGGCGTCTTTGATTCACGGCCCCGCGCATTCAAGATGTCCCCCCGCCCTTATTGTCGATTGCACACTGGAGCGGAGTTTATTTTCCGGTCGGCGGATGAACCGGATCGATTGCGGGGGCCTAACCTTTCGGGTGTTTGGCACGACGAAGCGAGTTTGTGCGAAGAGGCTGCATTCGAGATGGCGATTGCTCGTTTGCGTGAAGGTGGAGACATGGGTTTTTACACTGCAACATTCACCCCACGAGGCAAAAAACACTGGACCTACAAGGTCTTTGTTGAGAACCGAGACGCCGACACGATCTTGATTTCAGCGACGACGAGAAGCAACACGTTTAACGACCCGCGATATGTCGAAATGGTGGGCAAAAAATACTCGTCGAGAATGCGAGCCCAAGAACTTGAAGGGATATTCCTCGACCCCCCCGGAAACATCTTTCAGCGTGATTGGTTTCGGTTGGTCGATGCAGCACCGGTTTCCGGTCAACGCTTGCGTTATTGGGATAAATCGGCGACCGAGGACGGAGGGTGTTACACGGCTGGCGTGCTGATGTGCCGAGGAAGCGACGGGTATTTCTATGTCGAGGATGTAATACGCAAACAGCTCTCGACCTACGCACGCGATCAGTTGATTTTGCAAACCGCCCAACTCGACAAAGCGAAATACGGCTATGTCCCACAGTGGTTCGAGCAAGAGCCGGGTAGTGCGGGTGTTGATGCTTGCCACGCCACCGCCCGATTGCTCACTGGCTTTACAGTTCATTTTGACAAAGTAACTGGTTCCAAAGAAAACCGTGCGATGCCCTTCGAGGCACAAGCTGAAGCAAGGAACATTATCCTCTTGAACCGTTCTTGGACAGGCCCCTACCTCGACGAGCTTTGCGAGTTTCCGAACGGGAAGTACAAGGATCAAGTAGACGCCAGTGCTGGTGCATTTACGCAGCTTGCAGCAATGCACAATTCTTCGGCTTCCGATTTGATTACGATACCAGACCAACAAATAGAAATACCATCGTTAGATGAAAGGATATTCGGATGAGCCTTTTCTCACGAATCAGACAGATCGCAACCCGACTGATGCGAGGGCAGGTCGGGACAACCAATCCCACACGAGACCTGATCGACCGCGACGCCGAATTGCCTTGGTTGAACGAACAACTCCGGGTCTATGCCTCGCAGATTCGATTGCGTGGAGTCAATTACGACAACTACACAGCCGAAACGGTCGAGATGAGAATGGCTTATCGCAAGGCTCTTGCTGAGCCGACTGTGAAGGCAGCCCTTCTCGGTAAAATCTATTCTGTGATGGCGTTGCAGGTTCAGTGTGTTCCCAAAGATAAAACGAATCCATTAGAGCATGAGATCGCGGATTTTTGCAAACACCTTCTCACCAACACGGTTGGCGGAACGCCGGGGGTGATTTGGTCGATTCTCTCAGGTGGTCTGATTGACGGATTTTCGCTTTGCGAGCCCGTCCCGATTCGCTACCAGACGGGTAAATACAAGGACAAAATCGGCCTCAAGAAACTCAAAGCGAAAGACACTCGACTGATTCAATTCGAGGTCGATTCTTATAAAAACATCACGGCTGTTATCAACCAAGTCGCAAACGTCGGCATCCGTCTCGACCCAGATGATTTCGTTATTTTCCAGCACATCCAGTTATTTGAATCGCCTCAAGGTTTGTCGGACCTTCGAGCAAGTTACAGAGCTATCGAGATGATCGTTCATGTGCTCAAATTGCGGATGATCTTTCTCGACAAATACACCGGCCCCTTTATCCATGCGAAGGTCGGAGATGCAGCAGCACGGACTCGCCTCGCCAATGAGCTGAAAAACATTCGGGCACAAGGTGGGATGGTAACCCCTCCCGACACCGATGTGGCACTTTTGAATCTGGCGACGAGCGGGACAGCTGACTTTCAGGCAGCAATCGACGATCTCCGTAAAGAGGTTGCCATTGGAATTTCGGGGGCTTTTCTCCACATGCTCACCGGTGGAGGAGCCGAGCACAGGGGCAATTCGGAGGTGCAGCAAAGTACCGTCGATTTGTTCACATGGGCCTTGTCGGTGCAAGTGGGCACGGTGTTGGAATCGCAACTTCTTCCCGACTTCGTGCGGTACAACTACGGCACCAATGTTGATGTGCCCCAATGCACGTTAGAGGCCCCGAACGCTGAGTATGTGCTGAGCGAACTCAAGATCGATAAAGCCCTCGACGAGTTAGGTTTCCCGCTCAAAATCAGCGAACTTGCCGAAAGGACGGGTCGCACCCCCGCCCGAAGCCCAGAAGAAGCAGTGCGGGGAGCGATAGCGACCCCGCAAAAAGCACCCCAAAACAATCCTCAACCGATTCCACCACAGCAAAAATAAGGCACTCAAAAGCCAGCAGGAGAATAATACTACATGGGGGCTCAAACACCTATTCCCGTACCACCTGCACCGACGGCCAGCACAAAGGCCCTCGTCGAAATTTTCTCGGCGGGCCAAGTGCTGCCTTCGGGTAAAGTGGCCGACCTGCCATTTCTTGAAAAGGTCGTGGCAAATTGGCACCAATACCAAGCCAAGCGAACTGACGGAGTGCGCCCCGCACCCGCTTACTTAATCCCCGCAGCGTCAATAACTCTCGGTCACGAAGAGTTATCATCGATTGCCAAAAAATACGCGGAACGAACTGACCTTCCTGCTTTGGGTTGGCCGGCGGATGTCCAGATCGTAGGCTCAAAACTCTGTTGCCGCTTCAAAAATGTGCCAGTGTCATTGGTCCAATGGATCGAAGCAAAACTCTACACGGAAATCAGTGCCGAGTTCTACGAGGATCACGATGGGCTAGGGCCTGTCCTTCGGCGTGTGAGTGTCCTCGGTGCTGAGATTCCCAAGTGCAAAGACCTTGCTCCTATCCCTCAATTCTTTTTTGATGAGACGGAAGAGCAAGAGCAGAACATCCTCGCCTTTGCGGAAAAAACAATCAAACAATCAAAAACCAATCAGACCTTGATCGGTGTTGGTAACTACGTTCTCAAATTCTCGGAGAAGTCTCTTATGGATCGCAATCAGTTAATCGCCGCCCTCAAAGATGCAGGCGTGGATGTCTCGTTCATCAACGATGCCACCGCTAACGAGTTACTCGCTTCGATGCTGCAAGCACTGCAAAAGAAAGCCCCTGCACCCAACACCGAGCCCCCAAAGGGCGACGACATGCCACCTGCAATGAACATCGAAGAGGAAGTGAAGAAGCAAGTGGCAGCCAACACCGAGCGAATTCGCAAAGAAGTCGCAGCCGAAATGGAGAAGTCGAAAGCCTTCCACGATGCCGAACTCAAGCGTCTGCAAGACGAACGAGCACGGCAAGAGATTGCTGCTTTCTGCGAGAAATACAAGGATCGCATTTACCCCTACGAGCTCGATCCCAAAGTCGGAGTCACTCTACAAGATCGCCTCTTTGCGATGTCCGATCAAAAGGTTCTCAAGTTCAGCGAAGGGGGTAAAGAGATTGCACTTTCCCCTCGTGAGGCAGAAATGTTGGCAATCTCAAAACGTCCGCCAGTGATGAAAAACCGCGAAATTCTCCCCGACCAACACCAAGGGGTTGGGGCTGTCACTCCCGAACGTCGTCGAGAATTACTCTCGCACACGGCAGAAGGTCGAAAGGTCCTTGCACGCGAAAAAGCAGGCTAACCAAACGAATCAACAAACGAATGGCCAGATGGATGATTGCCCTTAACCAACAAATAAACAGAGGAACAAATGACTGACGCAACACAGGTTTACACAGGCGAGGGAATTGTCCCCGTCTACAGCGAGGGAGTACTCGAAGACGCTGTCTCCCTCGCACCGTCGAAATACTATCCCAAGGGGACGGTGCTGGGGCAGGTGCTTGGCAACGGCACAGCCGTCAATGAACGGCAGACCGTTACCATTACTGGCACGCCAACGGGTGGCAGTTTTACTATCACCTATGACGGTTACACTACGGCTCCGATTGCATACAACGCAACGGCTGCCGCAGTGCAAGCAGCACTTGCAGCCCTTCCGCCAATCGGGACTGGCAACGTGACTTGCGCAGGTGGACCATTACCCGGAGCAGCAGTCACAATTGACTTTGTCGGCTCTTGTGCCGGAATGGATCACCCCTTGATGGCCGTTGCGGGAACCTTCACGGGCGGATCGAGCCCAGCGATTGCGATCGCAGAGACAATCAAAGGGGTTCCATCGGGGTCTTACTTTGACGCTTACGACAACAGTGCCACCGGTGCGTTGGCTGGGCTCGCAACCGCAAAGTGCATCCTCCGTTACGACATTCGCACGGATGCCTACGGCCGCTGCTACCTCGGTCGCCAAGTGAGTGGCGATACCAACGCCTACAAGAGCCGAACGGCCCCTGCTTTTTTTGCGGGGACGTTCCGAACTGCCGACATGCCATCGAGTGGTGCGGGGGCAATCGATTCGGCAGGGGTAACCGATCTCGGCCGGATTATCTCCGGGTCGGTGTCGGCTCTTACGGACAGCAAAACCATCCTGCGAATCGGCTAATCCCCTTCGCTCGCCCCTTGTGTTTATCAATCAGACAGGCAACAGAATAAAGAGGTATTTTTCATGGCTGATTATTTACAGTTCCAGACTTCGGCGGAACTCAAATCTATTGAGCAAAGTCTTGTTGCCGAATTAGAGGCACAAGACATCTTGCTTGAAATGTTCCCGACGACCGTTCACAACGCTGCAAAGGTGATGTGGGAACAAGAAGACAATTATACAGGCATGACCAACGTTCGGGGGTTGAACGGGCAACCCGGACGGGTGCGGAGGACGGGCTCCAAACGCTACGAAATGGAGCCCGGCTACTATGCCGATGAAACCGAGATCGATGAATACGAAATCGCTCTCCGTCGAGATATGGGGTCGCTCGGTGAACCGATCAACCTTGAGACAATCGTCTCGCGCCGCCAACTGCATTTGCTCGTGCGTGAGGTGGATCGCAAACGATATATGGTCGCTCAGTTGCTCTGTTACGGTCTCTTCACGAGTACCGATAAATTTGGCAACGTGATTCACACTGACGCTTACCCGTTGCGCCAATATAGCGTGGGTACGCCGTGGAGTAACAAAGCGACATCAACCCCACTTGCTGACACTCGTGCGGCGGTAACGGCTGCTCGGGTAGGTCAATCGTCTCGGTTCGACCAGACCGCAACCATGCTGGTGAATTCCAACACGATGAACAATCTGTTAGGTAATTACAACCCCAACGACCTCGGCGGAAAGCGCCAGGAGATGGGTGCGACCTTCAACACAATCGAAGAGATCAATCGCCTGATGATGGCTGCTGACCTCCCGAAGATCGTTCCCTACGACAAGGCTTACAGCCTCGACGACGGTGCGACCTACACCCGATTTATTCCTGATGGGATTGCAGTGATTATTGGGGCTCGACAGAGCGGGGCCCCAGTTGGTGAAATCCAAATGGTGCGTAACGCTGCTAACCCAAATGCCGAACCCGGCACCCACACGATTGTCTCGGATTCTCTCAACAGCATGAATCCAGTACCTCGGAAGCTCCTCATCAATCACGGCTTTTCGGGGGGTATTGCAATCTACTATCCCGGCTCGGTTGTGACTATGTCCGTCTAACAACGCATAAACACAAATTGATTTGTGCTGCCCATAAAACACAAAAAACATTGTGGGGCCAAAAGCCCCACACAACACAAACAGGACACAAGAAATGGCAAAACAATATCGAGTGCTGAAAGAAGTCCTTCACAAAAGCTGGAAGGTCGGCGATATCATCGGGCCCGACAAACTCGAAGGTCACGATATCGATTGGATGCTAACCTCATCGAAGTGCATTGAGGAGGTTGCACCTGTCCAAGTCTTTCAAGCTGTGGCTAATGGCGCTGGCACTGAAGGCGAAGGTGGTGGCCCAGAGGGTGCGGGCAATACTCCGACTGAGACTCCTTCAACTCCTCCGGCCCCGCCTGCCAAGCCGACGACACCGACGACAGCCCCGAAGAAGTAAGCCCCCCGCAGCCCACCCTAAACACGATTGAGACCCTATGCCAAGTTTCCTGACTGACGCCGAACTAAAAGCGAGCCTTGCTGCGACGCTCAAGGTAGACTCATCGAGTTTGGCACCCTATTGGGATACGCTCATCACTGAGTGCAATCAGGCAGCCTATCTCGATGTTCGGGGTGGCATCATTCAACGCGGTTTTACCTCGACTCAGGCCGACTCTTGGGATCGAGGCAAAGAGTTTCAGCGTGACATCGGGCTCTATTGGCTGTTGGTCAAAGGGGCGGGGCTGCACGAATACGACCAGAAATTCGTGCAGCTGTTGGATCGTCGCAACGAGCTAAAATCGGTGTTGATCGAGGTCGCAGGCGGAGCTAACCAGACCCCTGCGGGTGATCCTTCAACTTCGATCTTCACTCCGTTCTCGACAGACAATGATGCTTGGACCTTGGAGACTCCGCTCTAATGGCCACCACATCAGAAACTCTGGCAGGACTGATCCGCGATAAGATCGTTGCGGTCGGCGATTTTTCGGGCTGGTTGGTTGCCCTCCGTCGCAAAGAAGAAGCCTTAGCGATTGCCAGATTCCCAGCGATTTTGATTGTCTCGATGGAACCCGAAGAGTTGACGATCGACACCGACAATCGTTCCGAGATCGGGTATGGGTACGGGATCATCCTGGCCTACAAAGACGAAGTCGGGCTGGCGACCGATGCCAACAAGCTACCCGACTGGCTTCGCACCGCCCAGCAAGCGATCTACTCGACGGGTTATCCTGGCTTCATTGTCGAGGATGTGCAGGTTCGCCCCTCGTCGGGGCTTGACCTGAAAGGTCTCCGGGAAAACTGCCTTGTGAGTGATTTTTTCTTTCAACTCTCCGTGATGGAGGACAGATACACATGACCGGCAAGAATATCAAAATCCGCGTGGGGGCCAACACGCTCCGCGTCTACGAAGCAACTGTCGAAGACGTTGTAGGCGAGATCGACGAAACGGATGGCGAGAGTGGGGGCTACGGCGATTGCGACGATTCTGGCGTTCGTCAGTGTGATGTCACGCTCAAGATAAATTGGAGAGCTGCCGATGGGGCTCCACCGAAAGCTGGCGATCTTCTCGCTAATGTGCTCATCGCATGGGATGGTAACACGGTCGCTCCCGTTGTCAACAAAAGGCACTTGTTCAACTATTTGAAAGT